CTGTGATTCATATACACCTTTTTGAAAGGCATTGGCTCCTGGTTCCCCACCGATCCCGATGTGGATTTTGACATGGTCGAAGTATTCCAGCACGGAGCGTATACGCTCCAATTCTTCCAGCATTCCACCTTTCACCTGCATCGTCAGATTCTCCTATATCGATTGATAGTTGAAATCCAGCTATCTCTCTGTGTTTTATCAAATGTCCATGAAACATCAGAAATAGAAAACGCTGACAATCCCTGCGCACCGTTTTTGCGGAGCTGGTATTCCTGTTCTACCATTTCCCATACGAGGTTCTCCAAGTCTGCTGGAAGGGTACACGGACTGTCTTCGGTTGCATCTTTCGGTAAAACATATCCAGCAGTATACTGCACTAACAAATAGCGTTGAGGCGCAATATAGTCGCCGGATAATCCAGCCGGATATCCACGGTAAGGCCAGCCTTCTTCTCGGTAAAGTACACCAATCTCGCCCTTTTCATCAAAATTGTAACTTGCAGGTGCCAGTACTTTTCCGCTACCAATCTCCGTTACTGAGTCGACCGATACAATCGGATAATGCTGCAATACCAATTCCTGTGAACCAGTTCCACGGCATTTCTGTCTGTAGTCGCTCCTCCCCAGTTTACGTTCAGTCATGGTTTCCACCCAGGCAGACGCAGCGTTGATCAACCTGATCAGCACATTATCCACCTGTGAGGCTGATTCTTCCACCGGCATTCCCAGCATTTCCTTGACCGTTTCCAATGTTGTGAGGGCATTTGAAGCAAGCTCTATCATAGAAATCACCTGCCCCTACTCCGATTTCTTCTCGTTTTCCTTATCCTGTTTTATTTCCCGATCGCTGTTTTTCTGCTGTTTGTTATCTTTTGCTTGTGGAATTTTGGGAGTTTTTACAGTATATACACGAGCCATCGTGATTCCTCCTTCAAATCGGCATTTGCTCTGGATCACCAAGCACGAAAGCGCAGGTGGCTGTGCAGCTAGGCGAAGAGTCGCCTGTACAAACCATTTCCACCTTCGCCTTAACATATCTCTTACAGCCCACCATATCTAAATCGATATTAACCAGCTGGCTGCCAGCGGCATCCGTTTCCAGTTCCAAAACACCTTCATCGATGGTATGGTCAAGGACCAGTTTCTTGTCCGCTATTGGAGTATAAGAACCGCTTTCCTCATCAGACTCCGTGAATGTAACCTTTACCTTCATACCGGTCGGTGTCCCCGTTGGTTTCCCAACCAAGACGCCTAAAACTGCTGAAAGAAATCCCTCTCGATCAATAACGTCTTCACTGGTATAAGGTGTGACTTTCACATTTTGAAGTAATTCTCTTTTCATTTCGAGTCTCCTTTCAAATCAATCCCCTCAAGCGTTATAAGCACACTGAGGGGATTTTTGACTAAATCGCCTTAATATTCTTGACATGCAGGAAGCTTTCTTTATGTCGTGCAGCAATATCAACATACATCAAAGCGCGGGTGGCAGCCAGGTTTTCCTCAAAGGCATTGTGCTGAACGCCTTCCTCATCTACCCAGGAGCCATCCAAAGTGGTGTAGGTTTCCAGTCCCATCTGCTCACCTAACAGAAGATCCGACCAGTTACCAAATCCCATCTCCGTAATACCACCATCGGTAGTCATAATCTGGTTGGACACCTTATATGGGAATCCAAGCAGTTTACCAGCGGTCATCTCATCACGGTAAATATAAGCACCAGTGGTGGTCTTCATGTTCATAAAGTAACCTTCCAGTACGGAATTGAATACCCATCCGAGCTTCTGGTCGTCAACGTTCTTAGCCAGAACTTTAGATCGGATGTATACTGGGAAATCCGCTGTAATCTTGCCATTGGTATCTGACAGGGCCGTATTACCAGTTGTTTTTGCATCGATATGTTCAATTTCCTTATCGGCAAAAATGCCCATAGGCTGGAACTCTCCGCCCTTGCCAAACAGAGCACCAAAATCGAGACCCAGTTCCATGCGACGTGTCAGGTCATTGGCAAAGATTTGATCAGCCGAGTAGCTGGTGCTCATCAACAGTTCTCTGGTCTGGGGTACAATCGCCTCCAATCTCTTGCTGGACAGGCGGATATTTCCGAAACTCGGCTGAGATTTTGTAATCTTACGCTGCTCTCCACCCCAGGTTGCACGTGCGCCGCCGGTCATTTTCGGAATATTGATGTTGCCAGACGGCATTGGCACTTTCTGGGCGCCCAGCTCGAAGATAACTGTTTTGGCATACAGCATCTCAATAATCTGATCCAAATACACTTCCGGAATCAGATAACCGCCCGCCGCCGGATTAGTCGCTGCCAATGCTTTAAACTCACGCGCCATATCGCTGTCATCATACCTTTTGCTGGCATAAAACGCTGCTGCTTCCGGATCATGTTTTCCGAAAACATCATAGCACTTGATTGCACGCGCCAGCTGAATCTGAGGTGGCGCCGCTTTTCTCTGTTTTGGATTCACCTGTTCACCTCTCGAAAAATAAATATCGCTATATTTTCTCTTGGGTTGCCGCTTAGGTGGAGTCGATTTTTTTCCTGTTAAGCCACCTCTCTTTTTGGCCTGCTCTTCCGGATTTTCGTCCTCTTTACCTTCTTCAGGATCTTCTCCTTCTTTTTCTCTCTCAGGATCATCACACGCTTTACCTTCTTCAGGATCATCATCCGACTTTGCAGCATCAAGGATTTCGCTGACAGCTTCCATAATTTCTTCACCTGTCAGCTCCCCAATCTCTTCCCCCGCCTCCTTACGGGACTTGCGTTTTTCTTCTGCCAGCTCCAATGCCTGCTCAATCACATCTTCCACATTCTCTGTTAAACTACCCTGAGGGTCACCCTCCCCATTCATCGACTTGATGGCAGATGTAATCTCCGATCGAATGATTTTCTTGAGCTCCTGTAAGCCCATTGTGTGGGTTTTTCTTGCACTCATGTTTCTTTTTCCTCCTGTTACAGTATTAGTTCTATCATCATTTCTTCCGACTGCCTGTCCACCGGTTTGCTCTTGGGCGGTGACTGTTCCGATTCCTTGATAATAGCATCTATTGTCTTAACAGCGTTCTTCAGCGCTGTGCTTGCCTCTTGCAACGTTTTCAGACGGGCCGCGCTGATCTTGCGCCCTTCTTTCTGCTCTCCCGCTACGTCATCAAGCCAACCGCTCAGAAACTCCAATGAGTTTCGGCGGGATTTATACCCGTCAATGGTTGTCTTTTCGTTCATCGCCCAGGTGACCACCGACACTTCCCAGAGGGTAACCTCTACTAGGTGGCGGTTTCCGTCATCGTCGTAGTTGGCCTTGACCGTATCATATCCGATGGACAGTTCGTTCAGGACGCCGTCCTTCAGCAAGACCTTGACATCCTTTCCAAGGCTGGTATCGCTGATCTTGGCCTTGATATACAGGCCCTTATCATCTTCCCTCAATTCCAGCGGCTTCCCGACCGGAAGTAGCTGATCGTTGTGAAGAGCAAGAATCTTAATACGATCAAAGTTTTCCTTTAACGTTTTGGTGAAGGCACCTGGATCGACAATATCCCCACCCGAATCAAGATTTCCAAATACTGAAGCATATCCTTCAAATATTCCCTGTTCTTCATCCAGCACATCTGCTTTAAAGCAAATCTGTTTATATTCCAATTTTTTTCACCTTCTTCATGACATAAAAAAAGCAGGGTCTCCCCTGCATCTTTTATTAAAAATCTCCTGCAATCACTCTGCATCTGCAGTTGATCACTTCTTTCGGTTTGTTGACACTCGGATCTCCTGGAAACATCAAACCATTAGAGAAAGGTCTGTTGATATCCTGTACCTCTCCGTGCAGCTTTTTGTGAGAATCACGAACAACTCCATCTCGGCTGGTCATCCACTTTTTGGTTTTGATACCACCTGCCTGCATACCATCCATGTGTCCCTGCATCATGCTGGTATGAGCTTCTGTCTGCGCAATCGTTCTCGCGCGTGCCGGTGTGCTCTGCATCAGATTTTTGATACCATCTGCAATCTGCTGATAAGTCTCTCCAGTATCAATTCCAGATGCCACAATCTGCCGGATTCCCTCCTTAGTCGTTTCTGTAATCCGTTTCACTCGCTGCGCACCTCCGGTCCTGGCAAAACGATACAATCTTTCTGCATTGACCGACATGTGATAAGCGTCATTTGCCATCTGGCAACCAGACAGATATGTCGATTGCCACAGGGGTGTAAAGAGCTGGCTCAACTCCGCTACACCCTTGTCCCAATCATACAACTGGTCGATAAATTCATCGATTTCTTCCTGTGTGCACCCGTTTTCGATCATTTCTTCCAGTTGCCCGCGAATATCGTTTTTTGCTTTGCCACTGCCTTCCAGCACCGTGAGGATTTTCTCATTTTGCTGCGCAAAAAATTGGTTTGCCGCACGGAGGAATTGCCGCTCGTTTTTGAGTAGTTCCCTGTCAAAGCTTTTCATCAGCATTTTCGCTTGATGGGAGATTGGTGTCACTTTCATGGGTTCATCTATTGGCAAGGTGAGTTCTACCTGCTCCTCTTCCGGTACTGCTCCACTATCCATCTGGCTGAAGGCAGTCGGATCTTCATCTGCTCCTAAGAAAACATCAGAAAAGCTGCTCTTATAAATGTCTCCATTTTCCACATCATCTAAATCGAGTAGCTGTCGACTTTCGTTTTTGGTGAGAAGGCCAACGTTCCATCCATCTATTGCCTTTGCTTTGTCGAATTCTTGATTTTTCGGTACAATGTAATCGTACCTCCAAACCAGATTTTCTCCAAACATTGGAAGTAGCTGTGTGTTGATTGCTTCTTCCCGCATCCTCAGTTTTGGTATCAGCACATTTTGCGCATAGATGTACTGTGCTGCTTCGGAGGTTGCCCTGTTGCTGCTTTCTGTGATTCCCATGATTTCCCTGGGCACACCAAAATGCTCTAGGACAGCATCACGGATAAAGATTCTGCCCTGGATCATGTCCATGTCCTTCATGTTTTCAGCTAACTTCTGTACGGTAACATTGCTTTTTAAAACAGCAAATCGGTGACTGTTTCGCACACCTTTATGGGATTCCCCCCAGGTGGCCTCCAGCCTTTTTCTTTGATCTTCTGTCAGCTCTTCGCCCGAAACAATTGTAGACGGCGTGCCATCGTTCAGAAAGAAATTCTTTTGGAATTTTGCCGCGTATTCATCAATCTCAATTTCGTCTGCCAGTGGCTCACTCTGTCCCAGTCCACGTCCAAATGGATCATATGGGTTGAGATCTCTCATAACAAACATATCATCAACTGACACATTCATAATACTGCCACTTGATGTCCTGATTTGGTAATATGGATTTCCCTGGTATGGCGTCATCTGTACCCAGTGTGTCGGCACCGGCCACAACTCAGACGGCCTCCCCAGCAAATCTCTCTCAATGATAAAATATGCCTCTCCTTTGAGCATAAGGTAGGTTTCAAATAGTTTCCACAATGCTGCGGAGGAAAACTCATACATAGGGTTTACCCGCCGCCAGAATGTCAAAAACGGGTGGGATTCTATTTCTTCCTCTCCGCCATCCTCATTTACTCTGTACAGTTTGCCCTGCACAAATGATAAGTCAGATGCGATCCTTCCCACTACTGCCAGGCGCGGTGTCTGAGCATAATACCGAATCCACTCCTCGGTATTCTTCCTGGGTGGCGAAGTGTAACGCGGAAGGAATAGACTGTTGCCTCTATAGTGATTTGACGGCTTATCTCTTCTCCAAAAATTAAAAATGCCGATTGTAATCACTCCTTATCTAGTTCAATGATATCGTCACTTCTCTTCATGACTGTATGAACAAAATAGCGTATGTCATCCATCGCATGGTCATTTTCCTTGAGCGGTGTATCCTTTCCAGATTTTTCATCCCATACATATAAACCAAACTCCCGGATTGTATCCTTGCAACAGTCATTAAAAAATATTCGACCGCACTTCAGGTAAGTCGCTACCTGACGGATTCCGTTGACCACATCATTATCTGCTTTTTTGACCGAATAACGGTCGTGCCGACGGATGCAGGTAATAAAGCTGGCTGCGGACGGGTCTACGATAATATCCTCAATCCTTCTTTCCCCTGCCAGCTCCTCCAGCGCCAAGTAGTATTCCTCATCGGTGAGCTGCCTGTTTTGCTTTCTACCGTCCCAATAATATTCCTGGATGCGGTACCAGCGTTCAGGTACACGATTACCTTCATCGTCCAGATGAGCCGACACTCTACCCCACAATCCCATCGACATCGGATTGAGTGTGCCATAGTCACAGGATATGTAATACTGATCGTATGAACGATACTCCGTTGGAACAGATCGGAAGAGCGTCGTGTAGGGAAAGAGTGTAGATCTCGGTGGT